GTCCGACTTCTTGTCGTTCATGTCCCTTGGGCTCCCGATTTGATCATGCCTCCGGCGGCGAGGTTCTGGATTTTCTGCCGTTCCCAGAGGTTGCCGTTGGTGCCGATGGGACCGGCGGTGCGTTCCTGCGGCGGATGGATATTGGCCATGTTGGTAACCGCCGGGGTGCCGGTGGGATAAGGGTCGTCCTTGCCAACGGTAACGATAGTGGCCACGTCTTGAACAGGAGTATCAGCCATAATCTCAGGTCCATGTGAAGGGCTTGGAGGCACTGGTGATGCCGTGATCGGTGACGGTGACCGTGATCGTGCCCGCCACGGAGGCTCCGGGGCTCATCTGGGCACGAATTTCGGTCGGCGAAATGTAGGTGTAAATGCTGTTCGGCGCAGGGCTCCCGCCAATCGAGACAATCGAGTAGGGCGTGAAGTTGGTGCCGGTGATCTTCATCACGAACTGCGGCGTAGCATTTCCAGCAACCGCAGTCGCAGGAGCCAAAGCCGTAATCGTAGGATCGTTGGCAGGGGAAGCGGGCGGGGCTCCATAGGGCTGGTTGGGAGCAATCCAGCCCGGTCGGCGTCCGACATCCTGAACAGGTATCGTACCAAGCTGAGTTGCTTTCGCCGGTTGGGTTCGGGGAGAGTAATCGGGCTCATTCGGGGCTCCATCGGACCTTGCGACGGCGACATTGGCGGTCGCTTGGGCGCTGTCGATGGACTTGACGCCGCCGACATAGTCGCTCTGGACATAGGCGGGCTTGGCGGCGTTGGGGTTGGCCAACGTACCAAAATTGACCTTGTTGGCGTGGATTTTCCAGTTTTTCGGCTGGATAGGCCCAAGATTGGTCGTCGGAACGGTGTCCTGCGCCCTCATCAGGGGCTGCGGGGTGAGGGCCATTCAAGCCTCCTCAGGTCGGGGTTGCGGACTTGTAGAAGCCCCGTCTCAGCCAGAAGCGGGAACCCGGCGGATTGACCGTGCCACCTGTCGGATAAGGCGTCTTTTCGTCGCCATTGATAAGCCCGACAAGGGTTGTCCCTTGGACTTGAGTACGAAAGGTGTCGATGGGGCTCGGCCATGTCCCGGCAGCGATGGCGGTCTGGGCGGGAGCGTCAGCAGCAGCAGTCGCCGTCCTGTGGCGGTTTTCGGCTTCGTCGTTCTTGTGGGAGGCCATGTCAGACATCCTTCTCGTCGTCGGTGCTGACCGCTACTTGTACACCCTGCAACGTAGTACGTGCAAGCATGACTGCCTCTACAAACTTCCGGTAGTAATCAGAGATCAGGTTGCCGATGCTGACGCCGTTGGACCAGTCAGGGATGGTTTTCTTGTCGCCGTTGATGATTTCCCTTGCGCCGTACGGGTCTTCGATAGCTGAATTGAAGTACCTTTCGAGGGTCTGCGGGCCTTGGGCGTCGGATCGAAACCATCCCTCCGTCATACCCGCATACATCACCCGCGCAGCGACACTTGGGGTGAGGGCGTTGACTGCGTACCACTCGCACGAGTTCCCACCGGAAAGACCCAGTTCCCTGTCGGCTTTTGCGTAGTTCTCGCGCCAACTGAGTTGGATGAACCCCCTGCCATAGTAGGCCTGACCAGTCTCGGGATCGATTTCGCCGTACGGCTGGCCCGCGCCCTTGCCGTATTCCTCGATAGGCATCATCTCCTGCGAGGTCTCGTGGTAAGTGGTGGCTAACATATAGGCGAGCCATCGGAGGTCCTTGTCGTCTACGCGGGTCTCCCAGCCGGTGAGGATGGCGTCCTGTCCGGTGACCTGATCTTGGTTCATGGTGCCGTGGAAAAGGCTCTGGCGTACGCTATCGAAGTACGCCTTGTGGTCAAAGGGCATCTAGCTCTCCCACGGCGGGGCTCCGGTCGTGTTAGAGCGCGGCATTCCCGCAGCCACGGAGCCCGGAGGCGGACGAAGGTTGCCTTCGAACGGGTACACCGGATTGGCCTGACCAGCCAGACAGTCCTTTACCATGCGTTTTTCCTGCAATTTGGCCAGTTTGACCAGAAATTCGGACGCCAGCAGCAGTTCCTCGGGCGTGTAGGCCGAAAAATGGAAATCCATCACTTTTTTCCTCTTCCCTTGGGTTTCCTGAAGGTTTTGCCCTTGTCCGCTTGGATGAACTCTTTCCCGACTTTCTTGGGAATGCCAAGGGTCGAATTGCCATGGGCCGCAGCCGCCATGGCGCGGTGTTGCTTGCCGGAAGTGCTGGGCATCTCAGAAGCCCTTCTTGCCAAAAGGCGACTTGCCCGCGCCCGGAGCCTTTCCCATGGGGCTCTTGGTGGTCGGACCCGGCATCACGTTGGGGTTTGGCCCGGTCTTGGAGCTCTTGAGGAACGGGTTGTTGCCCTTGGTGGTGCCCATGGTGTTGCCCTTGGTCGCCGCAAGGTTCTTGGGTTTCTTCGGAGGAGGTAAAGCCATGATCTTTCTCCTAGTTCAGCCGGTTCGGTGGTTTGAAGGCCGGAGGTCCACCCTGCGGAGGCAGGGGCGCGTTCGCGCCAGCACCCGGAGGCCCCCCGCCGGGAAGAGGCAGGCGCGGGGGTCCGGGTGGGCCTGCACCGGGCGGACCCCCCGGCAATGGCGGTCCTCCGGGAGGCGGTGGCCCACCCATTCCGGGCGGGGGAGGCGGCTGCATCGCCATGGCGGACAGTTGTTCCTGAAAATCGTCTATCAGTTCGACCACGCCACGCGAATTCCTGATAGGCTGGATCATCATCTTCATCAGTTCGAGGCCGAATTGCATCACCATCGGCGGCGGCAGGACACCGGTCATCAGCAGGCCTTGCATTCCTTGCAGGATGCCCTGAAGCGCCATGAGGATTTTAGCGTTACCCTCCTGTTCGGTCTGCTCATCGATGCTGACGGTGCTGTCCGTTTCGATGTCGATGCTGCACGTCCTCTGGAAATCGTCCCGGAGGATTGCCTCGACGGCTGGGGTGACTTCCTCGCCCGTCATGCGGGTCAGGGTTACCGCGTCAAAGTTCTGTGCGACGATCTCGGCCTTCATCTTGAGGAGTTCTAGGGCGAAATTGGCGCAGACGAGCCTTTGGCCGTCGAGGCGGTTGGTGCCCATCGTGCCTTTGATGCGCTGGGCTGTGGCGGTCTCGTACGGATTGGAGTTGCCCCGCAGGATGTCGCTGATGCCCATCACCTCGTAGATCGTGCCCTTGATCTGCTCGCGGGCGGCGTAGAGTTCCTTCAGCGCGTTGACCCACTCTAGGATCGGCACCAGCCAGATGTGGTTCTGGAGCCCTCCGTTCAGCATGTCGATGCCGTCGATGGGGATCATCTTGCCGTCGTCGGCGAGAAGCATATTGGCAACGTCGCGGTTGGCGGAGTTATATCCGCCCCGGACCTTGATCTTCTCCGTCAGTCGGCTGATGCGCCGGGAGGTCTCGTCCAGATCGGTAGCCAGTTGTTTGTAGAGGTCGTAATAGGGTCTCGGTAGCTGACTGTCGGTCGTGGTAACGGCCAATAGGGGTCTGGGAATTGGGAAGAAGCCTGAAAGCCCCAGACTGTCGGGGTCAACGCGCAGCACGATGCCTGATATCTCGCGTATGAACCAGATGATCTGTCTTGCATTGGCATCCCAGATCTCCCAGACCATCGCCTTCTTGATGACATTGCCCAGCTTGTCGCTGGTCTTCATCGCGCCGCCGCCACCCACGGTGTCCTTGGCGGCACTCTCCTCGGTCCACTTGATGACATCCGACATCTTCTTCTTGGCCTGAAGGTCCTGAAGCTGCTGGCTGTCGGGAAACTCGGCGAGAAGCTGTTTCTCGGTGAACAAATGACGAAAAGCCACCCAGCCGGTGTCGGCGAACTGGCGCACGGGGTCTATGAGGACATCTTCCCAGTAGACGTACTCGTCGGAGACGGTCTCCCAGACCTTGATCATCTGCGGCTCCGGCTCGGGAATGCCGGGGCCTGACATGATGGTGTCCGGAGGGGCGGGATTTTCCTTCATCACCGGGTGCCAGCGGACGCGGACGAGCCCTCGACCGGGGAGGAGCAAGTCCTTGACCGCTGCCTTGATCGCCTCGTGGGAGGTGTCGTCGTCCACGATGATCGCCAAGGCTTTTTCCATCACCGAAGCGGCGGTCTCGATGTCCTTCGGATCGGGCATCCCGCCGGGGCTCGGGGCCGGTTGCAGGGCTCCGGAGATCGGCTCCGGCATCGGCGGGGTGGGCTTCTCCGGTGGCGGGGGCTCCGGCGCTTGCGGCGGCGTCGTGTCCTCGGTGGTGATCCGCATATGAATATCAGGAGGCGCGGCTTCGGCTATCCCACCGATATTGTCTCCCAGCACCGGGCCGTTGGGCATCGGCGGAGGTGGTCCGCCCATGCCGGGAGGCCCTGAGGGGGGCGGCATTCCGGACATGGGCGGAGCCCCCGGTCCCATCATCGGGGGCATGGGTTGCGGTGGGCCACCGGGTTGGGGCTGGGTACTGGGAGTATTGGGCTGCTGCCCGCCGGGAGGTCCTCCGGCACCGCCCATCGGCTGGTCACCGACGCTTGGGGGCGGCGGTGGCTGCATCGGACCCATCGGCGTCGGGATCGGCGGAGGGGCGGGCTCTGAATGCTTGATGAAACGTGAACGTACGACCGGGGTGGGCGGCGTCGAATAGATATTCGGGAGCATCACCTCGGTATTGGCGTATAAAATATTGAAATTGATGTCGTTATTGAGCTTTTTCTTGCCCTGCGGCGTATAATAGCCGTCGTTCCTGTAAATCCGCACGATCTCGCGGCCTCTGGTGCGCCAGTCTTTTTCGGCGCGCTCGGCATCGGCGAGGCACTGCTCCCAGTAGGAGGCGTTTATGCCGTCCTCGGGGCTCTCCTCCGGCACGACCGGCGGGCGGGCAGGGTCTCCAACCTCGGCTGAGAGAGTTGGGGCGACCGGGGGTGGCTGGGGCGGAAAGTTGGTGGTGACCGCCATCGATCAGGTGCCCATCTGGCCGTGGCCGCTGCCGCCCTGCATCAGCCGCCAGAAATCGGCGTAGCTGGGTCCCATGCCGGTGTTACCGGGCTGGGCGGTGCCGGGGGTCATGGCTCCGCCGGGAACCATCCCGGCAATCGGCGTGGGGCGAAAACGTCCTCTCGGTGCTTGGTCCACGGCGTTGGTGAGCGGATTGTAGTTGCCAAGGCCCAGAGGGTTTTGTCCGGGATTGGGGTTCATCGCCATGGCAGCTTGGGTGATCGGGTTCAGGGGAGCCCTGTCGGCAGCGGCCATGGGGCCTCCGTAAGGCTGGGGGCTCGGAGTAACCGGCGGCGTCTGGATCAGCGACGAGGGGCTCGTGGCATTGAGGTTGGGGCTCTCCATCAGCGACGAGGGGCTGGTGGCGTTTCCGGCCATCGGCATTCCCACCGGCTGGGGCCTGACGGGCGGAGGTCCGGGGATCGGGACGTTGTTCGGCCCGGTCGCGGCCTTGCGTTTCCCGGCACCCTTGGCTTTGGGCGCTGCGGCTGCGGGTTTCGGGGCTCCTTGGGATCGGCCATAGATGCGCGGAGAATTTGCGAAAGGCCCTGAACTTTCATTGGCGTAGGGATCGCCGCCGGGGGCTCCGCCCCGAAACAGCATCATCATGGTGTTGGCCAACTGGTTGCGATCAACGGGATTGGCCATCGTATCCTCCTACGTGAGGCAGGACAGCGCCATGGATCACTTCAGGTCGTCCAGCCGGAAAGCGTTGCGCACCAGAAAAGGATTACGATCTTCGGCGCTCTGTGTAAAGTGTGCGCGAAATGGCCTCGACATGCAAGCATAGCGAGCTTCGTCAACGGCGTGGTCCTCGCCATCGGTGTCGAGGTCCTCGGGATTGACCTCGGAATGCTGCATCATCGGCAGCGTACGGAGGATCGCATGACAGGACTGGGTGAAGAAAATCATTGGGTTGCCGTCTTCGTTACCCCGGAGGCGGGAACGCATCTGGTCCCAACCGCCCATGCGCTTCGGTATGGACAGGCGTGTATTGTCGGCACGGCGGAAGATCACGCCGTTGCGGGCAAAGGTCTCTCCTATCGATGGACCGCTTATGACCGCGAAAGCCGCTGGGTCCAGCACCCCGTAGCTGATCTCGTCGCCCCGCTCACGCTGTTTGATGCCCTTCGCCACGAGTTCGGCGGGCAGTTTCAGGCCTTGGTTGGGCTGATCGGCTCCGTACCATTCTCGATAACGGACGATGGCACCAGCGGGGAGGACCCGTCCGTCCTCCATCCTGAGGTCGTCCTGCACCACCGCCCACCATCCAATCGAAAACGGTTTCGCGGAGCCCCAGTCGGCAGAGCGAAATCTGATCCACGAGGCTGGTATTTTGATGTCGGGGATCACATGCTTGTCATAGCTGAACTCCGGGAAGAACGCGCCTTCCACTACGTTCCAGTCTCCTTCAAGCCATGCACGGACAAGTTCAGGAGACCCGGAGCCCTTCAGCTTGTTGATATAGGTGGGATCATTCGCAAGCAGGGCTGGGTTATCGGAGAGCTTGGCCGGGATGAACACCCGCACGAGCCCTGAGACAGGGTCGGTATAAGGTTTCATGGGTCCCTTGTCGATGATCCACTGCTTGACCCAGACGTGGCCGGGACCGCCGGGATTGCATGTGGCGCGAAACTGGCACTTGATGCCGCGCTTGGTTGAGCGTAGGGTCGCCAAGAGCTTGAAAATGCCTCGGTTGTCCGCATATTGGGTCAACTCTTCAACGTATACGCGAGTGAGGGACCACCCTTGATAGTTCTGCGCGTCACTGTCGCTCTCCAAGTATGCCATATGGAAGACAGCACCGTTCTGGAACCGAAAGAATTTCTTCTGGTCCTGCCAGACGGCGGCGCTCCCGTACATGTTCATCGCAACATCGATTGTGTCCTTGAGGTCCTCCCTCGTCTTGCGGATCATCAAACCTTTCGCGTCGGGTCCGTGTCGCTCAGCATGGAGCCAGAATTCCCCAAGGGCTGCGTAGCTCTTTCCTCCCCCGCGAGCCCCGCCATAGACGACGATGTCGAAGGGGGCTCGTAGGAATGCGACTTGCGGGCCGGGTTGCGGCTTGAAGCCGATGACGACCTTGCGCGAGAGACCGGCGAGGCTCTGGCTCATTTGGGTCCCATCCTTTTTCGGTTTCGGGTCCCCCCGCTAAGAACAAACCGGGTACGGGGTCCGAGGCTCTTCTGTTTGGGGCGTTTGGATGAGTGTAGACCCTCGCTTCGCTCGGCCCAACAACCCTAGGTTGTATGCCCACTTTTTGGGCAAAGCCCTCCGGGGTCCACAACCTACACGTGCACAACCTAGACGCTAAGCCATTGAAATCATTGAGTTTTTTTACTTGAAGAATAGTCAAAATTATACTTGGGGCGAAAAAAGGTTGTGTTAGACGTTTAACATTTCAATTGTTATCGCAGCACAACCTTCTGGTTGCGTGTATCGTGAGGCTCCGGTACAACCCAGAGCCACACAACTCGCGGTTAACCTATTGATTTCATTGGGCTTTCAGGGCTCTGCAACCGCAGGGTTGTACCGTCGTCGGTCATGGGTGATATGTCACCGGTCTCCGGTGGTATATCACCGGTGACCAGTGAGCCCTCAAGCTGCAACCCGAAGTCGCGCAACCATGAGGCTTCGTCCATCTCGTCAGGGCTCTCAGGGGTTGCAGCGGGCTTGCGCAGGACCAGTTCAACCTGAGCGCGATCAACCAAAAACCCATGCAACTTGGCCACGCCCATGATCGCAGATTGCGCGGCATTGTATTGCTCGCAACCTATCGCGAGGTCAGCAATCTCGTACAACTTGCGCGTCAAAAACGGCAGCGTTACACGCGCTGCGGCCTGATTATAGGTGCGCAACTGAAAGATGCGCTCGCGAACCCGGACAATTTTAGATAGGCGAACCGACTGCCTCTCACAGTTGTGCGCGTCATGCGCATAAACCTTAGCGTACGCAACTGAGGCGGGAACGCCATTCGCGACTTCACTCGCAAATTGTTCCTGACGGGCGTTTAACTTTATAGGTGCAACGGAAACGACCACAACCTAGCGCCCTATACTGGGGTCAAAAACGGGTGATGTATCATTCCATACTTGCGCTACAGCTTCAACCCTCTGACAGAGGGCGAAAATATACCTTTGAATACTTCAATATTACATAATGAGATCTTAAACGATGGACTATTGAGCAAGTAAAGATTTCTTGATCAAAAACCGGCAAAAACGTATTCTACACTTTGCTGACACGTAGAGCCCTACTACAGAGCCTTGAGATTTTTATAGGGAATGCAGCATGGGGGGTTGAGAAACTCGCTGTACGGCCTTGTATGGCGATTTTGGGGGTTTGCGCGAAATTCGATTTTCAGCACAACCCATAGGTAGAAAACACGAAAAAACCCGCTTGGTTGTAGCCAAGCGGGTTCAAGGGCTTAGGGTTGTAGGGAGCCTAGGCTCCCTTTTCCAAGAGGTCAGTCATGGATTTCAGCCCCGCAGTCGCAACGTCCCATGGTCTGACAACCACCGTGTTGCGGAACGCCTTCAGGTCGAACGAGCCAATGTGAAGGTTGGCGATTTCCACGCCCATGCAAGCCTCAAGATACTCGCCTGCAGCCTTGACGATATGTGTGCCCATGTCACACGCCCCGTCAGTCACCACGAACATGATCCTGCGCTTGCCCTGAGCCCGCGCAGCCTGCATATGCGCGGCTCGTATCATGTTCTCCGTGAGCGGCGTTCCACCGCGTGGGGCTGAGGCTGCATAACCGAATAGCTTGCTCTCAGGCTTGCGCTTGCCCTCTGTGACAGCCCTGAGCCCCCAGTCTGAGAAAACGTGCGTGAAGCAATCCACGCCAACCTGAGCCGCAGCCTGCGCCACGACGAGGGCGAGGGTTGCGGCTGCGCGAGCGCTTGCGCCTGACATGGAAGACGAGCCGTCAATCAGGATTTCCACGTCGGTGTCGTAGCCCTCTGTGAGCAAGCGCCTTCCAAACACGGCAGGCGAGCCCGCTATGAGCTTTGCGCCTGCCCTGCGGTCAAGCCTGCCCGAAACGCGTCCCCCCTCGTAATCGTCAAGCTCTGCCTTCCTGAGGGCTCTTGCGAGCAAAGCCCTCTGTTTGCCCATTCGGGCTGCGTTCTCTTCCACCATGCGCCGCGTGTCGTTCCAATCCTTGCCCGTGATTTGCGGGACTTTGCGGGGCAACACGGTCCCACGGCGCAAGACATCGACAAGGCTCTGTTGGGTATGAAACCCGCGCTGGTCTGAGGTCATGACCTCGTTGTGGTTGGGGGCGAGGTCAACCTCTTCGAAGGTTGCGCCCGTGACCTCTTCAGGCTCGCCCGATTTCTGCCCAGAGCCTGAGCCCTGCGAGCCCTTGCCATTGCCGCCCGACTGCGAGCCGTTCTCGCCCTCTTCCTGAGCCTCAGAGCCTTCCTGAGGCTCGCCCTCGCCTTTGCCTTGCCCTTCGCCCTCAGAGCCTTCCTGCGGCTCGCCTGAGCCCTGAGCCGTACCGTTCTCGCCCTTGCCCTGCCCTTCGCCCTCAGAGCCTTCCTGCGGCTCGCCTGAGCCCGACTGAGCGCCTGCCCTGCCTTTGCCTTCCTGAGCCTCAGGCTCGCCCTCAGAGCCTTCCTGCGGCTCGCCCTGCGGTGGCTGGGGCTGACCCTTGCCCGGATTGCTGCGGGGCTTGCCCGGATTGCTCTTTCGCCCTGCATTCAGGGCTGCAATGATCTTGTCGACAAGGTCAAGGCAGGCCTGCGTGGAACGGCAGGCTGCGAGGTCTGACAGAGCCCAGCCCAGAACGCTCGCAACCTCGCCCTGAGGGTCAATCCGGTTGCGTACGCTCGCAACGTCCATTTCATACCCATTCGCCCCACGACCCAGAAAGCTCAGGGTCCAACCAAGGGATTTGAGGTCGTTGGGGTCATAGCCCTCTGACAGGGCTTTCGTGTTCAGGCTGTCGCACAGAGCCCCTAGGGCTCTGCGCGTGTTCAGCGCAAGGTTGGCGTCAATCGTGGCTTTCTCAATCCGCACGTCTTCCAACGCGTTGAGCAACGTATGACGGCCAGTCGCGACAGCCCGCAGCCAAACGCTTTTGGACGTCCACAGAGGGTGTCCAACCTCGTGAATGACGTAGGCTGCATAGTGTTCAAACTCAGTCGCGGTCATGCGGTACTGGGCAGGGCGCACGGGCATGTTGACGGTCACGTAGGAACGCGGCCATTGCGTTTGCCCGTCCCCCCTCCAATCGACAGAGGCTGTGCCAGTCACGCTATCAGCAACCACCTTGACATCGGTGTGTTGCCAACCGGCGCGCCGGAAGAGGTCAGAGATGATCATTTCCATCGCGTTCAGGGCTTCAGGGTATGTGTACATAGTCATGGTCGTGTTTCCTTCAGTTCAGGGTTTCAACGGTTCAGGCTTGCAGAGATTTCGTCGTCGAAAGCGTTGGAGGCTGCGCCATCGCTGGGAGCAATCGCAGGGCTCAGGGCCTGACCTTTCATGAGCGCTTCGAACTGTTGTCCCCAGTCAAGGGTTGCCAGCGTTTCGAGGGCTGCGCGTTCCGTGTTGGGCAGGCGTTCCAAGAGCGCCATTCTGAGGGCAACCTTTGACGGGAAACCGGCAGCAACAAGCTTAACCAAGCCGGTCATCTGGCGCAGGCTGAGAACGACCGTTTCAAGCTCTGGGAGCTTGCGAGCCTTGTGAAAGAAATCCACGACATGCTCACAGGCTGCGTGTGGTGCGCCCGTGTGGTTTTTGAGGGCTTTCGTTTCCTGAGCCTTGCTGAGGTAATCGACCCTGACCATTGCCTTGAAGCGGTTGACCAAGGCTGCGTTCGCTTGGTTGGTGCCCGCGTACTGCCCGGTGTCGTCCCCTGAGCCGTTTGTGTTGTCAGCCACGACAAACACGATACCGGGCGCAGCCCGCACAACCTCGCCCGTGGCTTGGATCGTGAAAGTCCGGTGTTCGTCGGTCACAGCCTGAATGATGGCCTGAACGCCTGCCGGGGCGAGCGTAGGCTCGTCAAAAAGTATGACCGTGCCGGGGCGTTTCATCGCAGCAATCAGAGCCCCGTCTTTCCACTGGGTTGCGCCGTCCTTCACCTCGTATCCCCCAACGAGGTCAGCAATCTCAGTCTGACGGCTGAACGTGATCTTGACGAATGGCCTGCCGGTATGAGCCGCGAATTGCTCAGGCTGCGTCGTCTTCCCAGAGCCTGCGGGACCGACTTGCCAGATGTTCAGCCCAGCCTCTGCACCTAAGGCGAGGGCTCCCATGTTCTCTGCGTCAACCACATAGTAGGGGTCAACCGCAGGGCTCGCCCCGCAGCTATTCCAGAGGGTGACATGGGACTTGAGATATTCGCTCTGACCCTTCAGGCCAAAGAGCTTGCCAAACTCAGAGGTCAAGTCCGTCTTGACGGCATACGGGGCTTGCCCGACTGGGGCTAAGGGCTGAGCCTCAACGGTCACGGTCTTGGTAATCGTCTTGACCACTGCGGGCTTGTTCGCCGCAGCCACGACGGAGGCGAGGGCTTTCTCCAATTCAGCCCTGACGAGCGGGCTCAAAAACGGCTCTACGGGGCTCAGGATCGCGTTTGCGTCGAATTGCTGTGTCATGGGGCTCTGAACCTCTGTTTCGCTCTGTGTGGCGCTCTGTGTGGCGCTGTGGGGCTCTTGAGCCTCAAACATCTCTTGCAGGCTCTGGGAAACGACAATCTCCGCAGGCGGGTTGGGCAGGGTTTCGTCAAGCAAGGCGTCAACCGATTGGCTGACGGAGGCAAACCCGCCATTGTTGGTCGCGGCGGCAATGAGGTTCTTGACCTCTTCCAGCAACCCATGACGTTCAGCGTAATCGATCAGGTCAGCGTTCTTGACATCGCGGCTCGCAATGCCCTGCGCGGCAATCCACGCGTCAAACGAATGATGGCCACGAATGAAGGCTCTGACAGCGCCACGGGCAACGGTTGGGATTTGCAGGGTCTGTGAGGCTGGGGCTGACATTGCGATGTTTCCTTTCGTTTCGATGGCGACGGGTTTGACGGCATAGGCAAGGGCTTGGTCGTTGCGAGCCCCCATGCGAACGACCTTGCTCGCATAAGCCTCTGCGCTGACCTCGTCTGAAGGCATTTCGACTTCCCACGAATAGCCCCGATTGAGGTCCGTAAAGATGATGGTTGTAGGCATTTCAATGTTTCCTATCGTTGGTTGAGTAGCCCCGCAGGCATGGGGGCTCGCCCCTCTTCCCTACCAGTTTTGAGTATCTCAATCAAGGCTCTTGTGAGGGCTCGAAAAAAGATCGATGAGAAATCA